GGCGTCCTTCTTCCCCGGGAACTTCGCTTCGAACAGCGCCTGCAGTTCGGTCGACGACAGCGCCTCGGCGTCGGCGGTGGACATGCCGAGGTGCACGCGTGCCGCGGCGATGTACTCGCCGGCCCGGAACTCGTCGACGTAGCGCCCGCCTTCGGTCTTTCCGCCCTTTCCGACGATGCCGTGCCGCATCAGGTGGCGCGCGAGGATGACCATATCGGCCGCCGGCATCAGCCCGTCATGCTCGCTGCCGTCGTCGGCGCAGTGCCAGCCGATCAGTGGCGTTGCGTCGTCCTGCTCGCACAGCGTGGCCAGCACGTAGCGGGCGGTGCGTGGGCCGGATCGTGCAGATCATGCACGTACAGGTCGACGATCTCCTTCGGCTCGCCGAGCGCAGCGATGCGCGCCAGCGACGGTGCGAAGGTCCACTCGCTACCGTCGCCAGTGCTGACCCTGACGAATCCGTGCTCGACCAGCACCGCCGAGGCTCACAGGTCGAACAGCTGGGCCTTGAGCGTAGAGGCGCCGGTGATGCTGACGACGCCCTGCAGGTAGTGCCTGATCGTGCTGAGCACCACCGCGCGCGACTCTCCGGCCGGCACTACGATGGCCAGGCCGGCAGCCACCGACACAGAGCCGATGCCCGGCGCGTCGACCGTGGTGCCCGCGTTGCCATCGATGGTCGCTGTGAGCGAGCCGCCGGTGGTGTTGGTCAGCACCAGCAGCTGCTTCTTGCCGGGCGTGTAGGTGATGGTGTCCGATGCGCTGAGCGTCGTGATCGGCGCAGTGAACGCGCCGGCGACAGCGGCATTGATCGAGGAAATGGCGGCCATGGGTCAATCTCCGGTGACGATGGGAATCAGGCGGGGGTGAAGGTCACGGCGCCGTTGCTCATGGCTGTGAGCGACCAGGTGGCGGCGTCGGCGTAGGGGCTGAGGCTGTCCCAGCCGGTGGCGATGAACGGGCCTTCGGTGACGCCATCCGGGGCGGTCTGCCGCAGCCACACCTTCGGCTGATTGGCCGTCGCCGAGCCGGGCGATAAGACGTGGGCCTTCAGCTCGGCCTGGTTGTAGACCGCATCGTTGTAGCTGACGCCGTCGCCGCTGAACTCGACCTGTTTGAACGTCACGAGGTTGGTGCGTGTGAACTCCGGGGAGTCGTCGGCGGTGGTGTCTGCGGTGTCCCACTTCACCGACATGCCTTTGTCGCGCATCATGCCCAGCGTCTTGTAGGTGAGCCCCGCCGGGTTGGCGTTCTCGTCGCCGATGGCGAACTCGATCAGTACATCGCGGCCGGTATGTGCGCCCATGGGTCAGACTCCTTGCATTGCGGATAGAGAGATGTCGAAGGCGTGGCGGCCGTCGCTGGTCCACCAGTACGCGGGCTCGCCCGCGTCGAGGGCCACCAGCTCGCCGCTGACCGCCTTGGTGGCCGCGACAACGGCTTCCGCGGCGTCACGCGCCACGCTGGTAGCGTCGCCCGCGGCCGAGATCAGGTGCAGCGTGAACGCCGGCTCGCGCAGCAGCGGGCGCGAGGCCCCGCCGGACGGCTTGATGACCGCGCAGCGCTGCGTCGGCACGTCGTCCCAGCGACCAAACTGCGTGCGCCACCCGGGCAGGATGGGCTCGATGAAAGCTTTGATGGCATCGGCCGCGGACATGCATGGGCATGCTACGGAGCCCCTATTTCGTCTTGAGCGTGCCCCGCACCGCCGCGTCGATGTTCTTGCGCTGGCGCTCGAAGCCCTTTTTCAAGAACTCCTTTTCGGCGCTGGCGCGGCGGAATTTCTGCGGGTTCTCCGGGTCGTGTACCGGCATCGCGTATGCGGCGGTGTAGCCGACCGTGCCCTTGATCGTCCCGCCCTGGCGCTGGACGCTGCGGTATTGCGAGTTCAGCAGCGTAGAGGTGTCGATCGGGGTCAGCACGCTGGCCTCGCTGGCGCCCAGGATCAGCGCCTGCGTCACGGCGCGCGCCGCGCGGCGGTCCACGTCCGCCACGAACTGCGGCATCTTGTTGGTGGTGCGGATCTTGCCCATCAGCAGACTATTTCGAAGTCGTCGGCCGTGCGCTCGAAGGTGTCGGCGCTGCGGTTAACCGCCAGGACCTCGATCGCGCCCGCCGCGATCGGGTCTGCCGCTGCGCTGGTGCCCAGCATCACGCGGTCGCCCGGCACGATGTCGGCGCGCTCGGTGTAGAGCACCAGCTGCGACACGGACTCGGCCCCCTTAGCGCCGCCGATGACGGAGCTGCCGGCCGTGCGCTTCTCGGCCTTGGCGCTGTAGTCGCACAGGAACTGCACCGGCGCCGCGAAGGTCACGCCGCCGGTCCAGTCGTCGCGGGTCTGCCGCTTCCACAGCGTTGCTGTGGCGGTGTACGCCCAGCTTGCTGAGGAGCTAATCTCCGGCCTCCGTAGCATGTTTTCCATGCATCAAGGACAGACACAAGGCGCCACCGAACTGCGGATCTGCTCGAAATGCGGTGAGGCAAAACCGCTTACCCCCGAAAACTTCCAGGCCGACACACAGAAGGGCAGCGGGTTCAGGCCGGATTGCAAGGTTTGCAGGCATGCGGCCTATGCTACGAAGCGGCCTGATGCGCCAAAACTTCGCGTGCGCGCATTGGCCGCGATCGGGCTGAAGCCATGCTGCGCCTGCAAAGCCTCGTTGCCACTCTCTTACTTTGGGCGCCGATCCACGAACGCTGACGGGTTGATGGAGAGGTGCCGCACCTGCGTCTCCGCCTACGCGAAATCGCAGCGGGCGGCGAATACAGAACGTGTTGACGGCTACGCCAAGGCCTACAAAAAGCGCAACGTAGAGGCCGTCCGCCGCCGGGCGCGAGAGTACGCGGCAAGGCGGCGCGGGAGCGACCCTAGATTCAGACTACGCGGCGCGATAAGCCGCCTTGTCGGGTGCCACATGAAGCGGCGCGGCACGTCCAAGGCAGGTCGCGCGTTCTTCGATGCCGTCGGCTACACACCGTCAGAGCTGTGTGGCCACATCGAGCGCCAGTTCCTCGCCGGGATGGAGTGGGGGAATTACGGGGCCTGGCACGTTGACCACATCCTTCCGAACGTGTCGTTCGACTATGAGGATATGGACAGCCAAGAGTTTCGATCATGCTGGGCGCTTTCTAACCTGCGGCCGATGTGGGCGCCCGACAATCTGAAGAAGGGTGCAAAGGCGCTCAGCCTGCTGTGACCATCAGCGGTCCACCAGCTTCAGCCAGAGCGTGCGGTCATCGGTCTGACCGTCGGCGCACACCAGGCGCACGGTGAAGGGGTACTTCGTGCTCTTGGTGAACGTGGCGCCGTCGGCCACCTTGATGCGGATGGCCAGTAGCCCGCCGTCGTCGGCCGTGTAGTCGCTGGATACGCACTCCAGCGGCGATGCAAGAACGATCTCGTGGCTGGCATAGGTGGACCCCAGCGAGGCAAGCCAGTCTTCCAGCTCGAAGGGGATGACGATCTCGGCGTTGGTGTCGAACAGCGCCCACGGCTTCAGCGGGTTGTCGATGTTCCAGAGGTTTCCGGTAGCCATGGTGGTCCTCAGTGCGGGCGGTAGTTGCGGCCAAACGCGGGCACGCGGTAGCGGTTGAAGGTCGACAGCGGGGCGTTGGGCACCAGCGTTCCGGCGGCCGACCCAGACGCTTGCGCATCACCCTCCAGCGGCACGCCGTGGGTCATCGATCCGCCGGCCGTCGCCTGCGCCGCAGCGCTACCGACAAGGCCGATCGTCAGGGACAGCGCGCCAGTGCCGGATGCAGCGCCAGCGCCAGCGCCGGCCAGCTGCACCACGCCGTCGAAGCTCGCGCCGGCCGTCGCTTGAGCCACCGCGGCGCCCGAAAGGTTGACCGTGATCGACAGCCCGCCTGCAGCCGCAGCGATGGCCTGCGCGTCCGCGCTGATCGGGATGGCGATGCTGAGCGCTGCCGCGCCTGCTGCAGAGCCCGCAGCGGCGCCGGCAAGGGGCGCGCCGTGGGTCATGGTGGCGGTGGCCGCAGACTGCCCAGCAGCCGCCCCCGACAAGCTGACCGTGCCGCTGAAATCGGCCGATGCCGTGGCCTGCCCGACCGCGCTGCCCGCCAGCGGGACCTGCAGGCTCAGGCCGCCAGAGGCAGCAGCCTGCGCGGCAGCAGCGGCCGACAGCGTGACCGAGATGGACAGGCCGCCGCCGGCCGTCGAGACGGAGACTGCGGCGCCGGCCAGGTCGGCAATGCTGCGCGGCGTGTAGGCGTCAGCCCTCGGCTGGAAGTAGCGGCCAACGCTGTACGGACCGCGGCCGGGGCGCGGGCGGCGGCCGAATAGCTCGACCTCGGACACGCGCACCAGGATCTGCGCTGCGGCCGTAGCGCTGCCGGCGGCCGTGCCGGCGAGCGGAACACCGTGCGCAAGGTCGCCAGTGGCCGCCGCTTGCCCGGCAGCAGCGCCAGCAACGGGCACGCCGTGCGTCATGCCCGCAGTCGCAGTAGCCTGCCCGGCCGCCGAGCCTTGCAGCGGCACACCATGGGTCAGCCCGGCCGCAGCAGTCGCAGCACCAGCAGCGCCGCCCTGCAGCGGAACACCGTGGCTGAGCCCGCCAGTGGCCGAGCCGGCGACGACGGCCGCGCCCGCCAGGTCCACCGCCGTCGAGGCACGCAGGCGCACCAGCATGACGCCGCCCGACGAGTTGCCGGCGCTGCCGGTGGCCGACATGGTGAACGTGACCGGGCCGGACCCGCTGCCGGCTGTGACCTGCACCTCGCCGATCTGGTAGGCCACGTCGTCGCCCGAGGTGGTGCCAGTCGGCCCCGCGCGGCTGTTGAACGTGCCGAACGTTACGCCGGTA